TCATGTGTCAGTGCTTCTGTTGTTTTTGATAAAAAAGCTACCATTTGTCGTTTTTCGACCGAAAGCAACACCTTTAGTCCCATCTGTATAATCACAGTAAAAATTTGAACCTGCATCTGACACAAAACCTTTTGAATAGGAACCAAAAGCAAATATAGCAGTTGCTGCATTGTTGGGGGATGCAAGCAAATACATACCGTACCCCAAGTCGCCAAGGTCTTTTTCCTCTTTTGCCGCCAATGTAAAGCTATAGGTGTGTATTCCCATCTCATTCATTACCTCTTCCAATGTCGGTGATATACTGTTGCCGTTTGCCGCCAGCCCACGTAACCGTGCCGGAGTTCCACCACTCATCGCATTTTCCTTAATATCATCTGCCATACTTAATACATTTAAGGGGCAAATCTTCCGGGTTATGAAAACCTATTATCTCATATTTTATTTTTTCGTAGATATTTTATTACTTTCTCGCAAAAAACAGCTATGAATTACGGTTACATAAGGGTTAGCAGCGAAAAACAGACCGTTGAAAATCAGCGGTATGAGATTATGCAATATTGCAAGCGTAAGGGGCTTGTTATTGATAGATGGATTGAAGAGAGTGTGAGCGGTGCCAGGCATCCTAATGTGCGAAAGTTAGGTAAGATATTGCATAAAATAAATAAGGGAGATATTATATATGTTACAGAGTTATCAAGACTTGGACGCTGTGCATATATGGTTATAGCTATTATATCTCATTGCCTCATGGCCAATGCCAATATTATTGAAATACGGGATGATAAGTTGGTAAAGGATGACTCGGATTCTGTTCAGGATACATTCTTCAAGGTTCTATTCGCCCAAAAAGAGCGGGAAGACATATCTCGTCGAACCAAAGCAGGGCTTGCTCGTCGTGTGGCTGAAGGCCTGAAATTAGGCCGGCCATCTGGTGGAAAGAATTCGCATTACAAGCTTACAGGAAAGGAACCTCTCATTAGAACTATGCTCGAATATGGTTATTCAAAGGCAGCCATCTGTCGTAAGCTTAAATGTAACCCCAAAACATTGGATGACCATTTGCGGAGAATGCATGTCCTACATAAAAATTAAGTCATATGTTACTTTTGCCACTGTTCTATTAATTCATAGTTATGGCAAAAGCAGAAATCTTATTCAAGGTCATCCGCAAATGGGAAGGCGGATGGAGTGACCACAAAAATGACAAAGGTGGCAAAACCAATATGGGGATAACCTTGTCTACGTGGAAAGCATGCGGTTATGACAAGGATGGTGACGGAGACATTGATGCAGATGATTTACGCATGATTACTCCGGACGACGTTTTTCATGTTTTCAAGAAGTATTATTGGGACCGTTACCAAGCGGACTTCATACACAACCAGTCCATTGCGAATATCTGTGTGGATTGGGTGTGGGCCTCCGGACGTCCCGGTATCACAAGGGTACAACAACTACTGCAAATCAATGTAGACGGCATCGTAGGTCCTCAGACGGTTGCAAGTATCAATCTGGCCAACCAACGGCAGCTGTTCGAAGCTATCAAGACAGACAGAATCCGGTTTATTGAAGAAATCTGTAAAAGGGACCCGTCGCAGCTCGTATTCCGGAAAGGATGGCTGAACCGGGTCAATGATTTCAAGTTCTCTGTCCGTTGAATTCTTGTCCTTTTTTCCACTCTTTTCAGCCTTTAGTTTTGTGTCCGGAACTAAAGGCTTTTTTATGGCAATAACTGAAGAAAAGAGTTTAATGACCTCCGAGAAATTCAATCGAGGAGTTGAGAACTGGACGTGGAAAGTCAAGAATACCTCCGTAAATATTCTACAACGGACACACGCAACCGGCAGATTGCGTAGGGAACTGCAATCCCGTTGGCTGAAAGACCGTGAAGGTGGACCGGCTTATGTCGGTCTGGGTTTCTGCTTTGCCCGGTATGGTGCCTACCGGGAATATGGCGCCGGGCGTGGATATATCGTCAAGAACGGAATTATAATGAAGGGACATTCGGCATGGAGCGATAAGAAGAAACGTCAAGAACTGCGTTCTCTACGTGTTTCTGAATATCGCATCCGGCGCATGCGTACCGTTGATGAACACTATGCCGTTATCCGGCGAAGTCCCCTACCCTGGTTAGACCCTCCCATTGTGGATAACATCGAATCACTGGCTGATTTATCCGGAGAGTATTACGGTGACCAGGCACTCAAGAATGTGCTTCAGAAGTTTGATAAAATAACAATTGAAAAACGTTATGGCAAAAAGTGACAAGACTGTCAAAAGAGGTGTCTACTTGTACATCGATGGCAAGGAAATTAAGAATGACATCAATTCCATTGATTTGGAGATGAAACGCCTACAGCGTGACATTAAGGAAATGACACGCGGCTCTGAGGAATACAACCGCACCATGGCGAAGATACAGCATCTTCAGGGGATTTTAAAACGGCATCGCCAGGAGATAAAAGGCATCACTACCGAAACCAAGAAAGCGACTGTCAGTATTGGCAGTATGGTAGACTGGTTCAACCGTTTCGGTGGAGTTATCTTGTCCGTAATAGGTTTCCTGACCGGTTTTACCCTTGCCTTGCGCGCCATCAGAGACGAACGCAACAAGTTGGAGGAGTCCCAGGCCGGGCTGAAAGCCTTGACCGGACTTGATGATGACAGCATTGCCTGGTTGACCGGGCAGGCCAAGACGCTTTCCACCACCATGACAAAAGAGGGCTTGCGTGTCCGCCAGTCGGCAGCCGAAATCCTGGATGCGTTCATGCTGGTCGGTTCGGCCAAGCCGGAACTGCTTGGAGACAAGGAAGCGCTCAAGGCTGTTACGGAGGAAGCCATGCGGTTGCAAGCGGCAGCCAAGGACATCACCCTGAACGAAGCGGTTGATTCACTTACCTTATCACTCAACCAATATGGGGCGGCAACAGACCAGGCAGGACGGTTTACCAACGTATTGGCCGCCGGCTCCCAAGCAGGTTCCGCCAATATCGCAAGCCAGGCAAAGGCTATCCGGAATGCAGGTACCGCAGCGGCTTCGGCCAATGTTCCCATTGAACAGACGGTCGCATTGATTGAAACGCTTGCCTATCGAGGTATAAAGGATGAAGTGGCCGGAACGGGATTGAAGAAATTCTTTTTGGTTCTTCAGACCGGAGCAGACGAGACCAACCCCAAAATCGTCGGGTTGGATAAGGCACTGGAGAATCTGAAGAACAAGAACATGGACGCAGGCGCCATCAAGAAAATGTTCGGGGAGGAAGGCTACAATACCGCATCCGTAATCCTTCAGAACACAGAGATGGTGAAAGACTTCACCGCTGCCGTCACCGGTACCAATGTGGCGTATGAGCAGGCGGCCATAAACAGTGATACTGCACAGGCCAAACTGGAGCAGGCACGTAATAAGATGAAGCTGGCAGCCATTGACCTTGGCGAGAAGTTGAATCCGGCTCTGACGGTGAGTACGAATATGCTGACCAATGTGCTCAAATATTTGCCGGGATTGATTGACTGGTGCAAAAAATGGGGCACAACAGTAATAACACTAACGGTTCCTTTGGCAGCTTATTATACCACATTAAAGCTCATATCCCTTTATCATACTACTTACAACTTAGTCTTACGAGCAGGAATTGCCATCCAAACAGCTTATCGGGTAGCCACCACTGCTTTGAACGACGCATTGGCAGGAGATTACAAGGCAATAGGCAGGTTGATATTACAGATGCGCTCTCATAATATCGTAACCCGGACAGTGGCAGCAAGTACACTACTTTTCCGAGCAGCGCTGGAGACTTTAACCTTCCGCTTCTCTGCCGCAACTAAAGCGGCACGGGCAGCATGGGCGGTATTAGGATTAAATCCTTTTGGTGCTATTGCCACAACCGTTGCAGCCGCAGCAACAGGACTGTATATCTACGCTCAGCGTACTTCTGCTGCAGCACGTAGGCAAAAGGAACTGGTGGTTATGAATAGAGAGGCTGAAAAAAGCATTAGCGAAGAAAAAAATAAGCTGGATGCTTTACGGAAAGTACTTGAGGATTCTAAAGAACCATATGAAAAACGGAAGGCTGCATTAGAAGATATTCAGTCCATTGTTCCGGAATATCATGCTTCATTGACGGAAGAGGGGGTGCTTATCAACAACAACACGCAAGCGCTGGACGGTTATGTAGAAAAGCTGTTGCTCACAGCCAAACAGCAAGCGGCCAATGCCAAATTACAAGAAGCCCTGGCACAAAGGTCAGAATGGATTCAGGAGAACGGTTCCGATGCCATGAAATTTAAAAATCTCGAATGGGAGATAAATGACCCCATCAATATGGACAAGTCCGTTGAGGAACTTGCAACAGTCAACGGGATATCACCCACTGCATACCGCGTATGGGCTACCCAGAAAAAACGTCTTGACGATAACGTTCGGTATTACGAACAGATGATGCAGGATTATACCTCCCAGTTGCTTGCCATCAACGATAAATACAAGACTATTACTCCAGATTCTCCAACAATTACCGGAAACGGTGGCAGTGGTGGAGGTTCTGAATCTGAAGAAGAGCGGAAAAAACGTGTCAGCAAGGAATTGGAGGATATAGAGACTAACCACATGCAACAGCTCACCCATCTCCAGAAGCTTTATCTTGAGGGAGAAATCCAGACTAACGAGGGATATACTGCCCTTCAGATAGATTTGGAGAAAAAGACTTTGGATGAGAAATTGGCGATAATGGGGCTGGAGCCGCATGAACGTGAGAAGTTGCAGGTAAAGATGCTGGAGGCACAAATCAAGTTCAATGAAGAATGTAAAAAACAGGATGAAAAGACAGAAAAGGAGCGTCAGAAAGCATCAGACAAGATTGCCAAAGAACGCCTTTCAGTTCGTCAGAAACAACTCCGTATCGAATTGGAAGAAGCAGCTTCCTATCATTATAGGAACCTGACTTCCGAGGAGGATTTCTCCCAGGAGGTGAACGAGATTCGGAAACGGTATTGGAATGATTTGCTTCACAACTACCAACTGACTGAGGAACAACGTACGGAGATACAGAAGGAGCAGGCCGAAGCCCAGACCGATGCCGAGAAAGAGAAATACGACAAAACCATGAAAATGCATAGGCAATATGCCTCTCTGGTGACGGATATCGCTTCCGACTTCGGAGAAACGATTGGTGAAATGATTGCCACTGGCGAACTTTCGCTGAAGAATTTCTTACGTGAAACCATTATGATGGCACTGGATGCTTTGGAACGTGTTATTGAAATCTCCATACTGGAAATCACCGCAAAAAATTTGGCGGCAACAGCTCCATTTTCCTTTATCGGTGCCGCTAAAGCAGCTGCCCAAGTAGCTGCCATCAAAACGGCTTTTGCTGTAGTAAAAGGGATGGTCGGCAATTTCTACACTGGTGGTTATACCAGTCCCGGTAACTGGGACCAGCCGCAAGGTATCGTGCATTCCAACGAATTCGTCGCCAACCGTTTTGCTGTGGCCAACCCGAATCTGCGACCGATATTCGACGCCATTGACGTGGCACAGCGTAGCGGTAATGTTGGTAATCTGACAGCTGAAGACATAGCGGCTGTAGCAGGTTCCGGAAAGAGTACACGTACCGTACCAGCCAAAGCACCTGCTGCCAGCGCCACAACGACGACCAATGACCCGGCTATGGTGGCGATGCTGATAGAATGTACCCGCGTATTGCGGAAGCTTAAAAACAGGCTGGATGCCCCTTTGGTAGCGGAAACTTATGTTACCGGCAAACGGGGTATCAACCAGGCACAAAAAGAATATCAGAAGTTGAACAACAATAAATCACGCAACAAGCAATGACAGAATTATACATTGACGGGCAATTGGCCGCCCTTCCTGAAGGGTTCAACATTACGTTCACCTCCGAGAATCCGTATTTCACCCGCAGTTCCAATTACTCCTTGGACATAGAACTCCCCATGCCTGCCAATCATGCCATATTCAAGCACGTGAACAGACTGGATGTGACGAAAAAAAAGACTATCCTTCCGGCCACACTCATCGTTGACGCCAGATGCCTGCTTTACGGCAGTGCGGTTTTACTCTCAGTAGAAGATGCACTGGTTAAGGTACAGCTCGTATCGGGTAATGCGGAATTTAATCTGCTGACGAATGATGATCTGTATATTGACGAACTTGATTTAGGTACAATCAGTTGGCCGAACAACAATCAGAACCGTTTCCAGCCACCTGCCAATATGGTGAACTACTACGGTTCGGTGGACGACATTGAAGCTGTATGGTTGCCGGTGTTCTATCAAGAAGCCAAATGGGAGAACCTTCAGAACGATGCAATCTATGAGTTCGGCACGAACAATTTTACCCTTTGCCCCTATTATGGCCGTCGATGTGTACAACCATACCTTTTGACAGTCATCAAGAGAATAGTGGGGCATTTTGGCTATAGGTTCGATACCTCCTTCTTTGATAACAATTTCTTGCGGAACGTTTATGTATGCAGCGCGGTAAGCAGCAACCGGGTGGCCGCCGCATTGCCGCACTGGACTGTTTCCGAATTCTTTGATGAACTGGAGAAATTCCTTTGTGCGGTTACAGTGGTCAACGAACGCACCAAAGTAGTGAGCCTCGTAGGGCTTAACGATTATTTTACAGAATCCGGAAAGGAGATAATTCCTGCATCCTCCCTGCTACGGGAGTTCACTGTGGATATTGAAGATGAAAAGAATGAGAAAGACTTGAGCACTGGCAATGTGGGCTACAATCTGCCTTCCCATACGGATGACGGCTATCTGCGAATTGAAAGGGACATCATAGAGGCTGCATACAAACAAGAATATGATTCTTACGATGCAATGCTGACCGCATACAACGGAATGGGTGACGGTGACAAGAAAAGTACAATCTTTATTGTTGGTAAACGGTATTATATCAACTACAATGAAAATGATAAGAATACGCTGCGTGAAGTCAATTTGTATGCGGATTTAATCCGTGACCCGGAATCGTCCGATGTAGAGACCTCACTCGGAATCGTCCCGGCTAAAATTATTCAGTTCAATGTCGGTGTGTATGGCTCTGTAGCTGATTACGATTTGTCCCGTCCGTACACCTCCATGGTATTGAACATACCCGCGGTGGGCTACCAGGCTACTGTTGCCAAGCAGGAGCGCTTCAATGTCCAGGAAGCCATAAACGGTGACGTGGAGCTGAAGGAGAAGCAGGAAAAAAACGGGCACATGGAAGTGGCTGTCAATACCGGTAAGTTCAACCGGCAGAACGTAACTTACAGCGGTCAGACACATGCCTATGATTATGCCTATCCTTTTACGGACTACCAGCAGAAGACCGGAGCACAGCTCACGGACTTCCTTCCGTATTCCCTAAGCTTGAACGATGTTTGTCCGGACAGTGTCGGACATCGGTTGTCGACACTCAGTCTGTTTCACTCCAATATCCCTTACACAATCCAGTTCCAAGCCAATAAGCTGCCAGATGTGAATAAGGTGTTTCTTATAGGCAACAAGCAGTATTTGTGCGAGAAGATTGAGACGGAAATAGATGTTGATGGATTAAGCAAGGTACTGAAGGGAACTTTTTACCGGATAGAATAATAATGTTAAAAAGACATCTGCCTCTCAAAAATAACTCCTTTTTCCCTTGCGTAATTACCAAAAGGTTATTATGTTTGCACTGTCATTAAGAATCGCGATCTTTTTATGACTGAAGAAGAAGAGCTAAAGGCTCGGATTGAAGCTGCGAAAAAAGACCTCAGCTTCTTTTCCCTCTATTGGGATGACATTCAGAATACTGATTGGATTTCCGATGAGGAGCTTGAGGAAGGCATCAATGATTGTCTCGATGACTTGAATGATGCACAAGACAAGCTGAATGAAAACGGTAGCCCTCCTTGAGGGGGCTACTTTTTCTCTAACATATAATTTTTAGGCTTATGGACGTACAGAAAGAATTGGGAAAATGGAAGTCGGAATATGTAAAATGCAATACTCCGGAGGAATTGGCCGACCATAAAAAACGTTTCAGGGCTTTTCTGCAGACGCTTTCACCGGAAGATAAAAAAGCGTTTGCGCAAGCATTCCAAGATGGTGCCAGGCAATCAATCAATGAAGCCCAAGCCATTGTGAAAACAGTAGAAATCAGGCAGACCTTAGAAAAAGTATTGCCTTTCGCTTCTATGTCGTATATTGCCCAGCACTATTTTGGCAGAACACGCCAATGGCTATATCAACGGATTAACGGAAGTGCGGTAAACGGCAAACCAGCCAACTTCACCGCTGATGAACTGAATACTCTATCTTTAGCTCTATCTGAGCTTGGCGACATAATGAAAGATACTTCTCGGTCTATCGCGAGGCCGTAAGGTTTTTAATGACAGAGGGGCTTCCACGGGTTGGAAGCCTTTTTTATTTCATTATTCAAATAATCATGAATTAAATTTAGAATAAAAAGTTTTTTTATTTTGTTAAGTTTGATAAAATCACTATTTTAGCAACGCCAAAAAATGAATTAAATGAATCCTTTTCCATAGTGTAACCCATAAGATTGGGTTCAGGTTTATTCATTCCTGTAGGCGCACTATAGTGAAGGATTCGCCATTTAATATTATGACAAACAAAAAATACAAATCTATCAGTATTTCTAATTTAATTATAAATCCAGATAATGATCGTTTTGAGTCTGTTGAGAATGAAAAGCAGGCTATAGACATAATGCTAACAAAATTAGGAGACAAAATTTATTATATTGCGATACATATTTTAGAGAATGGGTTGTCTCCCAAGCCATTTTATGTTATGCCATCAAAGAAATCTAACAAGAAATTTCTTGTAAAGGAAGGAAACAGAAGAACCACAGCATTAAAATTGATGGCTAACCCTAAGTTAATTGATTCTAAAAAACATGCTTCATTAAAGAATCGTTTTTTTAAGCTGCATGAAAGATTTATGGAAACTCCGATTAGAAAAATAATGTGCTATATTTATGATGATGTAGAAGAGGCAGATAAATGGGTTCGATTAGAACATACAGGAGAACAGAATGGAGTTGGTATAGTTGAGTGGAAACCAGAGCAAGTACAGAGATTTGATATAAAACATGGAAAAAATAAGTCTGTAGAAATACAAGCTATTGATTTCATACGAACATCTCCTTTCGTACAAGAAGAAGTAAAGAGGGCTTCCGAAAACATTAAACTCACAAATTTTGCTCGTTTATTAGGAGATAAAAGTGTTCGGGAAATTTTGGGTTTAAAGTATATAAATTCTAAATTAAGTTCTAATCTTGAAGAAGAAGAAATAGCTAAGGCCTTAGGGCAAATTATTTTAGATTTGTCTGATAAAGATTTTAAGGTTAGTTCTATATATAATGCCAAGCAAAGAAAAGATTATATTCAAGGCTTAGGAGAAAAACTGCCTGATAAGAATAAGACAATAGGAGAAGTTTGGAGGTTGGATAATCCATTAGAACAAATTCCTAATTTGGAAGAAGAAGATAATACAGCAAAGAATGAGGGAAGTGATTTGCATTCTAAGGGACATTTAAAGAAGTCTATTCCGACCCAACGTAAAACTCTTATACCCAATAATTGTATTATTAGGATTTCCAATCCAAAAGCAAATAAAATTTATGATGAATTGAAAAAAATAGATGTTCGAAGTTTTGTTAATTGTGCAGCTGTCACTTTGAGAGTTTTTTTAGAATTAAGTGTAGATACTTTCATTGAAAAAAAAGGATTACTTAAAGAAGGAGAAATTTCGGCTTCCAATTCTTCAAGAAGTTTGTATCAGAAGGTTAATGATGCTAGTCAATACTTATATAAAGAGAAAATTGCAGATGAAACAATATTAAAAGCTGTAAAATTATTAACCAAAGAACGTAATTCTATTTGGGGAGTGGATACAATGAATGCTTATGTACATAGTAACAAACTTTCCCCTGTGCCAATAGATATTCAAACAACTTGGGATAATATTCAGGATTTTATGGTAACTTTGTGGTCTCAAATAGAATCAGAATAATTATATGATGCGTTACTCGCCACTTAGATACCCTGGAGGAAAAGGAAAGATATCTTCTTTCTTTTCTGAATTATTTGTTGCAAATAATTTAATAGGGGGAACCTATATAGAACCCTATGTTGGCGGAGGTTCCATAGCTCTTTCTTTGTTAATTAACGGGGTTGCCAATCAAATTATTATAAATGATAAAGATCGCTCATTATTTGCTTTTTGGTATTCTATTTTAAATTATACAGATGAATTCTGCCAGCTAATAGAAAATACTCCTATCACGATTGATACTTGGTATGAACAAAGAGAAATTCAAAAAAACAAAACTAATGCCGAACTATTATCTTTAGGATTTTCGACTTTCTTTTTAAATAGGACAAATCGTTCCGGTATTATAAAAGGGGGAGTTATCGGTGGGCTTAATCAAACTGGGAATTATTTAATTGATGCTCGTTATAATTCTGATGATTTGAAAAAACGTATTAAATTAATAGCTTTATATAAAGACAAAATTGAATTGCATAATTTAGATGCAGTAGAGTTAATTCATAATCTACAGAGTAATCTACCAAATAATTCCTTGTTTTACTTTGATCCACCTTACTACAAAAAAGGTAAGGGTCTCTATATGAATTATTATGATGACCAAGACCATAGAGATATTTATAATGCAATCGCAGGATTAGAAAATATAAAGTGGGTGGTAACTTATGATAAAGAAGATTTTATTCTTGACCTTTATTTAAAATTCCGAATGTACGAATATTCTCTAAATTATAGTGCGGCTACAGTTGGAAAAGGGCAAGAGTATATGATATTCTCTGATAATTGTATTGTTCCAGAAAAAAGTTCCATAAATTTCAACAAGGTAATAACAATCTAAAACTTACTCTATTCACAAGCTGGAGTATCTTCATTATCTACTTCATTAAAGCAAATGATTGTAGAAGTATTAATAAAAAGTTTTCGATTATACAGCAAACAAAAAAATCTCCGTTTTTCTTTTGCCATTTCAAAATAAACTCTCATCTTTGTGGTGCGTTTCATTTTGAGAAGGCGAGATTGTTCGCCAACTTTTGCCGTTGGCATTTTTTATGCCCAATGGTATCATATAGTTCCGACCCCCGTGTGGAGTGTTAATGCACCCACTGCCTTCTCAAGGTGAAACGCAACGGGAAAGCGGAACTTTCGTGCGCCGGACGTAAACGTATCCGTGCAGCACGTAGCGACAAATCCATTTCCATCTATGTCAATGGTGGGACAGTCAACATCACCTTTAATGAGAAAGGAGGCAAAGCATGATGTTCTTTGTTTACCATCTGCAGACCTATTCCCCCAAGAACCGGGCATGGAAAAAGGTAGTTGACTATGTAGAGAAGTATAAAGATGTTCTTATCAAGGATGAACTTTCCCTGGATGCACTCAAGCATGAAATAGGCGATGTGGTCAACCGCATCAATGCCGAACATCCGAAGATGAAACGTATGCAATACACTGCCAGCCCGATTGACAATGACCGTACCATACGTATCGAGGCTCATGTTATAAGTGGTGGATGCCCCGACACGGTATTCTTTCTCGATATTTGCAAGGTACGTTTCGTTTATCAGTTCAGTGAGAAGGCGAATATGCTGGAACAGAAAGGAGGTGAGAATGGATAATACTACCGTTAATGGAATTGTACTCAACGATTCCATATCTAATTGCTTATTGAAATTGCAAAATAATCGAGCAGCATCTCTTGCAGAATTGTTGGATGATAGTATCGGCTTTCTTCTTGAATACAGTGGTTATTTCTATGACAATTCAAAAACATTTTTGGATGTTTTAGCAACATTACATAATGCCCGTACCGAATTTTTAGGCCTTATCCCTAATCAGAAAGGAGGTGCCCAATGAAAAAGCCTATAGGATTCCGTTCTTATCAAAACGACGAAGAACCGGACAAACGAGACGAATTGGAGAAGCAACAAGCCGAGCGGCAGAAAGCCATAGCAAACTTCATCGGCCAGAACTATTCACCCATCGGTACCACTTCACAGAAATGTTACAAGACCACCGCTGAACTGGTATATGAGCTGTCGAACATTGTCGATGCCGCTCCGATGGCGCTGGCCAAACAACTGGCTGATGCCGGGTACCATGTAGAATATTTGGCAGGACAACCCTACTGGGTGATGTACGAGAGAGCATAAATTCGTGCGGCTGCACCTCATTTTGTACGAACTTGTACAAATCGGTGCAGCCGCATTTATTTGATAAATAAAACATTATGAATCATCCGCACGATTGTACGGCTTTTGGCCCCTATTATAGGGTGAAGCTATTGAAACATTGCATGCCTTCCCGCTTGCTCTCATCCATGACGTGCGCATAAATCATCGTTTCCCGGATATTGCTATGTCCAAGCAATGTTTGCAGGCTGGATAAGTCTTTTGTTTTCCGGAGATAAATAGTTGCAAACGTATGTCTTCCTGTCTTGGCCGATATTTTTTTGTTAATCCCCAGTTCCTTGGCAATGGCCTTCAACTGTCGGTTAACGACCTGGTCACATTGAACGTTCCTGAACAGACGTCCTTCTTCCCTACCCTCTGCCCATTCTTCCAGAAGTTTTTCCGCAGGTACCGGCATCGGAATCTTTATCGGTTCCGGTTTACAGTTCCGGTTCTTCACACGGTAGTAAGTCAGCACATCATTGTTTACCTGCTCGATACAGAACATACGTGCATCCGTAATGTGCATGCTCGTGAAACACATGAAAAGGAAGAAGGCCAAGGTCAGCTGAAGCTTTTCCGGCAATGTTCTTTGATAGTATAATTGCACAAACTGCATCAGCTCCTCCTCTGTCAGATAGTCCACATCGCTTTTTATTCTTTTGATATGGAATTCCTGGAAAGGATTTTCTTCTATATAGCCCTTTCTGTAGGCTGCGGTGACATATATCTTGATGGTGGACATATTACGTTGTGCGGTTATCTCCGTATTTCCAAGCTCCTTTTTCATGTAAATCAGGTAGTCAGTCAGATAATCCGGAGTAAGGTCCTGGAACTGTAACAGTTCATTATATGCCTTGAACTTTTTCATACAGCTCAGATGATGCTTGAACGTTCCCATCTCTATTCGCCGGCTGTAGGTTTTCATATGCTCCTTCACGAAATCATGGAAAGTCTTATAATCACTTGGATTGTTATACTCCCGCATGAAAATATCTTTTGTCAAAGCCTGGTTCCTCAGCCGGAACTTCACCAATATATCGTTGACACGTGCTTTCAGGTTACTCACAATAAGATTTATATCCTTTGCTTCCTTACTGTTTCCTTTGAGGAGTCCGCTTTTCTCGTCAAACTTAGCAGCAGGTACAGACACTTTGCAAGGAAGCATTAACTTTTCCTTACCGAGATAAAAGGTTATATATAGCGGAGCATTGCCCTCTTTGGTCAATCTCTGCTTGTTCTGGATGACTCTTACCGTACTCATTTTTGTTTTCTAAATTATTTCTACCCACCGGAAAAGTGGAACTACGGAAAGCTGTGTTTCTGCTATGTTACCTACTTTTTGCACAAATTCTGTCGAAACTGGCAAGGTAGTAAATCGTTGATACCCAGCTAAACGACGAAAGGCAAGCAGTCTTTTTATCGACTACTTGCCTTATCGTTGTGATTCCGTTGCGATTCGAACGCAAGACCCACGCCTTAGAAGGGCGTTGCTCTATCCAGCTGAGCTACGGAACCAGCCTTAATTGCGGTGCAAAGGTACGCTTTTTTACGAATATTGCAAATTTTTGTATCACCTTTTTTCGTTACCTATGTATAAAAGGCTCATTTGCTACATAAAAAGTAATGATTAGTTACCTTTACAAATAAGATACACGGTATTTATATACAGATGTATTAAAACATTTTGCAAATTATCAATGTTACTAATTATAAAAAGTAAAAATATGGAGGAATATTCAAGTAGGAAAAGTAGCATTGACCCGAAAATGAATGAAAGAGTAATAACAACTAAATTTTAAAGAGATGGAATGGGAAAATCAGTTGATACAAGAATTGCAATGGTCAAATAAAATCAGCAATAAGGCGAGTAAGGAATTGGTAGCCCAGGAGATTGCCGGACTGGCCAAAGACGGTGATGTCATAGGAGCAGGCTCCGGCTCTACCGTTTATCTCACTTTGTTTGCATTAGCTCAACGAGTTAAACAAGAATCTTTGCATATAGAAATCATTCCGGCATCTGCCGAAATTTCGATGACATGTATACAGCTTGGCCTGCCGCAAACTACTCTGTGGAATAAGCGTCCGGATTGGACATTCGACGGTGCAGACGAAGTGGATCCGCATAATAACCTCATCAAAGGACGTGGTGGAGCCATGTTTAAGGAGAAGCTCCTAATTAAAAGCAGTGGTAAGACTTACATCATTGTCGATGAGAGCAAGCTTGTCAGCAAACTGGGGAGCAAATACCCCATACCGGTGGAAGTATTTCCACATGCTCTCTCCCATGTGGAAAACGAGATACGCTTATTGGGAGCTTCAAAAATCAGCCTACGTCTTGCAGAAGGAAAAGACGGTCCGGTATTTACCGAAAGCGGTAATTTCATTCTTGACATTCATCTCAGCAACATTGTTCCTGATTTGGAACAGAAACTGAAAGCCATTACCGGGGTTATCGAAAGCGGGCTGTTCATTGGTTATGACATTACAGTCCTAATGGCAAACCGCTGATGTACCAAAGTACAAATAAGGCAGTCCATGCCAATAGAATGACTAAAGAATATCTCCAAGTATACTTCAGTAGTGAACCATAAGTGGATTGCCTATCATATTGCTGCATATAGGTCAAGACAAGTGGCATGTAGAACATAAAAGGTGTTATGGCATTTGTTGCACTGTCACCTATACGGAACGCACATTGGGTCATATCCGGCGAAATGCCCATACTTGCCAATACCGGAACAAAAATGAAAGACATAAAAGCCCATTTAGCTGTGGCAGATACCATAAAGAGATTGACCAGTGCCGTAAAAAGAATGAAGAGAATCAATATCCATAAACTACTCAAAGAGGCGGAGGACAGCAGATTAGCGCCTAAAATGGCAATGCACTTGTCCAAGTGGGAATATTCAAAACAAGCAAACATCTGTGAGGCAAAGAAAGCTATCACAAAATAAACGCCCAGCAGTTTCATCGGCTGCGTAAGTCCTTCTATCACATCACCGTCCGTACGGTATCGGCCGGAGGCAAAACCATAGACCATCCCCATCAAACCTATTCCAAACGAAAGCAAAAACAGAATACCAACTATAAACGGAGAACGAATCAACCCACCATTGACACTCCGCAATATCCCCCATGAAGAGAATGTAGCCCACAGAATAATGGCAATATACAGCAAGCCTGCAAATACAGCTCCCAACATAGCTCTCCGTTCCTTGCGGGACAGTTGTTTGTAGCCATTAAAATGAATATCCCCTGCATACATTCCCAAGTGCGGCAACAAGCTCCTGCGGGTAATATGATTAATGATGAATGCAAGCAGGAACGTGGAAACAAAGAGAAAATAATAATTGCACAGCGGTCCAGTCTGCCCCGGAGCAATATTCATCCTATCAGCCGCTTCTTGCGTTACAGAGGCAATCATGGGGTCTAATGTACTCAAAAACACATTAGCGCTATAGCCACAAGAGACTGAAACATAAGCTGTAATTATACCTCCAATGGGGTGCAGACCGACGGACTGGAACAAAGTTGCAGCTATCGGCAACAGAATGATATATCCTGCATCTCCCACTATATTGGACAACAGTCCTAAGACAATAACCAGCAGAATAATGCGCCAAGGATCACGTGGACGTCGTACCCCCCTGCGAATACATGCATCGATGAAACCCGAATGCTGTGCCACCCCTATTCCGAACATAGCCACAATCACCAGCCCTAACGGAGTGAATCCCGTAAAATTGGTTATGACATGGCGCAGCAGCCAGCGTATGCCCTCCGGACTCAGCAGGCTCTGCACCCGTATTACTTCTCCAGTCTGCGGTTGCAGCACGCTCAGGCCATAGACATCGAATATCCATGAAAGGAGGATGACTGCCAGCGTCAGCAGGAAGAACATCGTAGCGGGATGTGGCATTCGGAGTTTACTCATCGTCGGCTTCCAGATTGTCTATATTCAGGATTCGAAGTTCCAATGCACGCACCACCAGACGAGTGGCATTCACCCCCACCCGTTCACTAGGCGGGAAAAGACGGCCGACCAAGTCATTCTGCCGTTTCTCCAGCGACTTGACTCCAAAAGGCATTCCCCTAAGATTGGCAATCATTTCTTTGGTATAGCCCAGTGCCAAATGACGGAGGAAACGCTCGTCATACTCATCAATATCATAGCTTATGATTGCTTCCTGACGTTTTGCATCATTTAGGACAGATTTCTTGAAGCGTTCCACTATCTTCTCCAGTATCGGATAGTTAAAGACCAGCTTCTTGCCGTCCATCACTGCCTGCACATCGGTTTTGGTCAGCAACTCTCCGGTTTTCAGGATAATGCCGTCGGCACCGGCTTCAAGTACGTCCACCCATAACTTCTCATTCAATATTTCTCCCGTGAATATCAGCACATGTACTCCCGGATAACGCTTGAAGATATTCCGGCAGATGTCCACCCCGATTGTGGTCGAACCTCCCAATCCCAAGTCCAGCAGAACAAGATCCGGTACGCCGGCTTCAATCAATGTCCAGAACTCCTGCTCAGTCATAGCAGTACCTATTACCTCCGCATTGGGAATTTCATGGCGGAAAATCTCTTCCGTCCCTTTCAGCTCCAACTTGACATCTTCAACGATGATTACTTTAAATTTTTTGTCTTCCATATTTCATTTTTTCGGTAGCGTAAAATATATTGTAAAACCTCCTTCCTTTCCCGGTTCGGCATTGATACGGCATCCCCGGCGTCCGGCAAACTCGTCATGGTCGCGGATAATCTGCTTGCACACCAGATATTCCGTACCATACAGTTCTCCTTTCTCACCGGCCGTCATGCGGGACAAGTCGGGATAGAACAATTGGTTCAATTCTTCACGGGTCTTTTCCCTGCGCATATCTGTAAACAGAAAACGTATAAATTCCCCATCTTCCCGGGCCGACAGACAGACAGCTCCATCCAGAGTTACGGAGCAAGCCTCGTCTATCAGGTTTTCAAGCAGGAAACGCAACTGGTTCCAGTCACCGGTAATCCGTCCTTCCAACGGTTGTATCTTAAAATCAATATGCGCCTTGTTTCCCTTATACACTTTGCGGAAATATTTCCCGGCAGTAGCCATAAGTTCCGGCACAGATATTGTCGCACGCCTGAAAGTCACCTCTTCCAACTGGCGGGAAGCGCATGAACTGAGTGTCGTAAAGATACCTTTGTAATACTCTATCAATTCGCTGATGGCAACCACCGTTTCCCGCTCCTCCGCTTCTGTCTGTTTACCGGACCGCAGTTTCCCTATCAGCTGCTTTATCTTGTTCGGATAATAAATCGTTTCATGCTTGATGGTCGAAAGACAATTATCCAGCACCATGTTCTGTACATGCAGCAAACTGTCTTCCCAGGAAGCTCGCCGGGCTTCATCTTGAGCCACTTCGATGTCCCGGTATTTCGTAGCCAACTTAACCACTGCATTGAAGATTACAATGGAGACATAACGGGCTATCAGTTCCAAAAGCAAATGGTCGGTCTCCTGCTCCGTACCTTCCCTGCGTTCCAGACACAGCACACCTATGCAACGACACATATTTCCCGCATCCACAACAAGCGGCAATGCTTGTATACCCTTTTCCGATATGTACACTTGCTGCTCAAAGCAATTCTCCATATATTTCCTCCAGATAGGCAACTCGTCCACGGCGGTATCTTCCACTGGATTGGAAGTGTATTCCAGCTTATGTGTAGTCTCGTTGTATACAGCTATGCTTAACCGGTCGATACTCAAAAGTTCGTTCACTGCATCAAAAGCGGAACCTACAATCTGCCGCGGGATTTCCTTCAATGTATCCTCCTCACGCTGCAACATTTCCTCCGTATCCGAAACCGGCAACAAGGAGGCATTGAACACCTTTCCATTAATTTCCAGTACTTGCTCCAGATTCCAGCGGTTCACCAGACGTTTACGGAAGTAGAGTATGTAATATCCCAACAGCAATACGAACAGCAAAATCACCGCCAGCAAAATGCCCACCATCTTGTTGTTGGTGGAACGCTCCAGCTGCCGGCAATATTCTTCCAAGGATTGGTCTTCTCCCAACAGTTTGTATAAGGTAGTGTAGGCAGCATTATTATAACTATAGTCATCCCATTGCTTCAATGCAAGAAATGAGACTGCCGCTTCATTCCTGATATCCAGAATTACATGGAAATCCGAATTGAACATCTGGTTCCACCAATCCAGTTCCGCAGGCGCCCCGTCTCCCGTCAGCGTCATATAGCGATGTATAGGATGGGCGTATTGCTTGTAATGTTCGTTCAGGCAATACATTGCCGAATCTATGTATTGTAAAGCCAGTTCGTATTCTCCGTCTACATTGCAGTAATAAGCTTCATTGGCATAATCGGAGGCTTCGTCCAGCAAAGCTTCGTATTCATTCTGTGCAAGCAGTGCCAAAGAATCCGGTAACACCTCTCCGGAAGCAGGCTGTTCCACAGCATGCCGGCAGGATGACATGCACAAAGACAACACGACGAGCAACACCGACACGGACTTACGGATACCCGCAGGCAGACGGAAATAAAAACGGCTGCCTTTTCCCAGCCCGCTCTCCACATTAAACAGACAGACCTTGAACAAATCATTCGTCTTGCGATATTTTTCAATGATGCCCTTACAGTTCATCAGTCCAAAGCCACTTCCTTTGTTCTTCCTCAATTCCTCCTTGTCGGGAGCGTCACTCATACCGATGGCTTTCGAGTCATATACTTTTTCTCCCACAATGCGGGCTACATCTTCCGGTGACAATCCACAACCATTATCCTCTACCGAGATTTCCACATAATCTTCCTCCTGCCGTGCATATACTTTCACCATACCGCCCTGAGGGGTATATTTACGGGCATTCTCCGCCAGTGTATTTATCATAAACAATGTAAGGGCTTTGTCTGCCTTTACCCGGATATCCGTAGGCTGCACCTCCAACGACTGTCTCTTCATCTCGAATGTACGGCTTCCCTTCCTAAGCAGCTCGAAAAGTTCATTCAATTCGAACGTCTCTATGTTCAGGCTAAGGCTTCCTTGCTTCATCTTTATCCAAAGGGCAAGAATATCATTGTATTCATTGATGGTAGTAACCAACTCGTCGATATACTGGTATTTCTCCTCTTTGATCCGCTCCTCTTTGATGAATCCTTTTTGAGTCAGTTTCTGCACTTCGTTGATGATACGGTCTATGTACGGGTGAATTCCGTTGACAATAGCCATACATGCTTTCTTTATCAGATTTTGCCGTTTGTTCCCCGCGATGTGCTGCTCGTAAATGTAGCGTTGCTTTTCCAGTCTGCGGCGTTCGTCGCCAAGGGAGATGGACGTCATGCCGTTGTCGATTGCCCATCGGATATAGGGAGTTATCACCCGTACCATCGCCTGCTCATCCTTGCTCATCCGACGCGGGAACACTAATTGCCCGTTGTCTATGCGGATATCCTTCACTCCAAACAGCTTTTCCAATTCCGGGCAGACAGCCGTCCGGATAGAGTCGACGATTTCCTCCTCAGTCTGTGCATCTGCCGGAATGGATGCCGTTATCTTCTGACAGATATCCAGCATCAGCTGCAGACGGCGGAGATGCACTCTGTTCCGGTCTTTGGAACGCTTGTTGAAAAACCAGAAGAAGAGGGATACAAGCACGAAGCCCACAATGACCAGTGACAACACGACGTTGAGTTGCCCCGCCTCCTTTTCTAATGCCTGATAGCGGCTTTCCAGTTCTTTATCCTGGCGTGTATCTTCAAGGATATCCAGGTAAATATTGCGGTTATAGTCTGATTTTTCTTTCATTCCGAGTCCTGCATACGAAACGCTCAACTGTTCACGAATACGTGAAATCCACTCGGGCACGGTTTTCAGTTTCTGCTCCATCCATGCCTTCTCCGCACAAATCGTATCTCGACGGTCAAATGCTTTCAGCCAGTCCAAACTATCGTGGCAGTCATAGAAAAGGCGGTGATGGTCATTTACACATTCCAGAGCAAGTTTTAGCGTGTCAAGAGCTTCTGTATAGTGACTGTGGGCATTCAGGTATTTGCCGATAGATACATATGCACCTGCTATCTGATACAAATCCTTGTATTGGCTGAATTTTTGCAATGCCAACTGCCCCAGACGCATGGGAAGCAGCGAATCTACCGGTACTCCAAAACGTGTCAAGGCATGGGAGCGGCGGTCTTGAAAAAATGCGTAATTATCCGGTGAAGCCATCAAGTTGGCAAGTCCCTGCACTCCATTGCCCTCAAAGTAAAGATAGCCCTTGCGCGAAGCCAACTGCCATGCGGTATAGAGCTCATCAAATTCTCTCAGTCTTCGCTCATCCGGTGTCTCACCCTCGCATAAGGCAGCAGAACCTTTGATGTAGTGATAATACAACAGCTGATTGGTATCTGCCAGCAACTCTTGTTTTTTAGTAACTTCATTAATAGAGGCTACAGCTTCCGGACGCTGTTGCAAATAATAATAATACACAGCAGATACAATATAAAATTCCGAACGGGCATAATTCAAACGCATTTGCTCGTGTTGGTCCACAAACAGATTGTCATCCTCCGCTATTCTTTTCATACGGTGCAAGGCACTATTGCGATAATCGTAGAACTCCTTGTTCAACGCCGTCCGCTGATAAATCTTCATCAAACCGATGTCGGCAATAAGGAGTTCCAGTTCATTCTTGGTCAGATTATAGACATCCATGTGAAACTTTTCGGCCTGCTCAAAATCCATGCGCATAAAAGCACAAAAGCCCAGATTATTGGATGCTTCCGCTTTTCCTTGTTTATAGAGGCTGACTTCACGGTAGGCCCTTGATGCCGCATGGCAGGATGAATCCAGGTTTTTATAACGAAAAGCATAAGCCACCTGGTTTAGAGAGTCGATAAGGCGTACTTCCTTCATGGGTGCCGTTCCCACACACGAAACCATTGTTGTACAAAGGCACAACAACCCCGCAAACCATATAAAAGAAAGTCGTTTCAT